GGTGCATACATGGGCACAACAGCATGGATGAATAAAAAGAGGTAATCACATGAAGGGCGTAAAACATTATTTTAAAGACGGAAGAGAATATAAAGGTAAAACACATAAAGATGCTAAGGGTAAACTCATGTCAGGTGCTAAACACACCGCCAGCAGTAAATATTTAGTTCACACTAAAAAAACAAAAAAGGTGTAGCCATGGCAGAGAAAAAGAAAGTTAAAGGTACTATGAAAGGGCAGACGATAAAGAGCGGTAATAAAAGACCGACTAAGTCTGGTGCTGGAATGTCTAAGGCTGGAGTTGCTAAGTACAGGAGAGATAATCCTGGAAGTAAACTAAAGACTGCCGTGACAGGCACAGTAAAGAAAGGGAGTGCTGCCGCAAAGAGACGTAAGTCTTATTGTGCAAGGAGTGCTGGGCAAATGAAAGACTTTCCCAAAGCTGCAGCAGATCCTAATAGCCGATTAAGACAGGCAAGGAAAAGGTGGAAATGCACATAGAATGGTGGGAAGCTTGGCTAGTAGTAGCCATAACCATAAACACGACTATCAACGTATTAGTATTTTTCGGTGGTCGTAAAATAAAAAGGAGCAGGAGTCTCAAATGAAAACATCAGCAACAAGATACATTCAAAATGTGACTAAGAGTAGTCCAACTAATAACAAGAATAAAAGAAAGGCAGAGTTATCTAAGCCTGGAAAATACGACCAGAAAGTTATGGAGACTAGTAAAGCCATATACACTGGAAGAGGCACACTATGAACTACGGTGGATATAAAGAAGCAGTCGATGACGAACAGCTCATTGTCCAAATAGAGTCTGGTATACAAGCCAGTAGTGGTGATTGGTTAAATAGTTCGGATTTATCTCGTGAGAGATTAAAGAGTACATACGAATACGCTGGTGTTCCTCTAGATCACCTAGCACCTCAAGGTGTGAGTACTATTGTGGACACGAGTACGACAGAGGTGATTGAAGCATACACAGCAGTCCTATCAGATCTTTTTCTGAGTAATGGGAAAATAGCTCGGTTTGTCCCCTATGATGACACTCCTGGAGCTTTTAAAGCCGCTAAGGATGCGAGTAACATAGTAAACTACTGCATATTTAAAAAGAATAAAGGATGGGAGATCCTTCAGACTTGGATGAAAGCCTCTCTTCTTTGGAAAAACGCTATTATAAGATGGGATTATATTGAAGATTACGATTACGTCATTGAAGAGTTTGATGAAATCGATGAAGCTAAGTTAGATGAAATCCTCGCAGATGAAAATATCGAAATCGTCAATGAGCTAACGCTCAATCCAACTTCGGAAACGATATCTTATATAGACGTCAGACTAAGAAAGAAGATCGATAAGAGCAGAATCAAGTTAGAATGTATCCCACCTGAATCATTTAGAATATCAAACGAAGCTAAAGAAATAGAGGAAGCTAATTACGTAGGTATTCAGTCAGAGATGACAAGATCAGAAGTGAGACAGTATTATCCTGAATGGGGTGAGAGTATCACTGAAGAAGAATGGGCAGAATTAGATACAGGTGACGATTGGCTAGGTAGTGGAAACTATAGCGAAGACGTTGCTGCAAGAAAAGAAATAACAGGACAACGTTATTGGCAAGGATATGAAGGCAAGTCAGGCTATCCGCTAGAAGCTAATCAACTGGTCACATTGACAGAGTCATGGATGAGAGTTGATAGAGACGGTGATGGTATAGCAGAACTAAAACACTTCATAACAGTAGGAAATCACATCTTATTTGAAGAAGACTGTGAAAGAATACCCTTGGCGAGTATTGTTCCGATAGATATACCACATGAATTCTTTGGTCTATCTATGGCAGACTTCACTAGAAGTAGTACTTTAGCTAGTACTGCTATTCTCAGAGGATTTGTCGAGAACACATACTTAACTAACTACAGTCCAAAGCTAGCAGATCCAAATGTCGTGGATTTCAGTGCATTACAAAATATGAAGCCGAAGCAGATTATCCCAACTAACGGTAATCCATCGGCTGCAGTAGCTGCACTACCTCCAGAGACTATTTCAACAGGTACAGTTCCGTTGCTAGAGCACCTTCAAATGATAAAGGAGCAGGCGACAGGAATGTCAAAGGCTGCACAGGGTTTAAACGATACTCTCTACGTTTCTGGAAACTCTGAACAGAAGCTTTCAGCTGTTCAATCAGCTGCTCAAAAGAGAATCCAGCATATCGGGCGTAGATTTGCTGAAACTGGATTTAAGCATTTAATCAGTGGTATATATGAGACCATGGTTAAAAGCATGAAGGGAAAGCAGAAGTATTACTATAATGGTGTTTATAGCACTGTTGATATGTCTACCCTACCTAAACAAATGGATGTTGAAGTATTCTTAGATATTGGTGAGAATAGTAATAGTACAAAGATACAAAAGCTTGGTAAAATCGGATCAGAAATATTGCCTGCATTAAATCAACAAGGCATGGGTCTTGTGATTAAGCCAGAAGCTGCAGCAGTGCTTGCTACACAACTTATAGAGTCAATGCAGATGGATAGTAATGACTATCTTGAAGACTATATGACAGATGAGTTTAAGCAGAAAGCCGCAGAAGAAATGCAAAAGAACTCTGAAGTACAGAATCAAGCTGAACAATTAAAGAACCGTAAGCTAGAGGCAGATGCATCACTTGCAGAAGCAAATGTAGCTTACACTGATGCTCAAAGTAAGAATACTATGGATGATAACTCTAAACAGTTAGCAGTGTCTATAGATAAACATTTCCAAGAGTGGGCAGACCTAGCCATCAAGGCTACTAAAGAAGGAGCAGAGTTACCGCCTCATCCTGATTATTCAAATATAATCATGATGGCAAGAGAACTATTAAACCCTAGTCCGCCTCCTATGGAGGGAGGACAAGAGCCAATGATGGAACAACCACAGGAGGTTATTTAAATGGCACATTCAACTATCGCATCAACTGGTATTGGTGCAACTCAAGCTGGTACTGCAGTAACAACTGGTTCTGGTACTAAGCAAGTTATATTTGCTAATGAAACAAATTCGGATATAACACTAGACCTTAAGTGTGATGGCACAATTAATGCAGCAGATACAGGTATTCTGGTTAAAGCAAATTCATTTTTAACATATGATCATGTTGGTGGTCATGGTGCTTGTATAATGGAAAATATAAAATCAAGCCATGGAACTGCAGCAATAGCTGGTCAAGAACATGATAACTATGCAGCAACTGGATTACAGAATAGAAAAGACAGAATCTATATAATGCATAGAGTATAACAATAACAACAGGTGCTAATACTAAGATGCCTTATGGGTCTAGTATGATGCCCACCTCGCTTAATAAAGGAGAAACACATGAATATGTTTTTAAATAATAGCCCAATACCTTATACAATCGGATTCGAAAGAGTCTTTGATCAATTAGATGAGTTCATTCATCACAGTAAAAAATTACCTTCCTATCCACCTTATAATATAAAAAGAGATGGGAATAACTTTACTATTGAAATGGCACTTGCTGGTTTTTCTAAAGATGATATTGAAATAACTACTGTAGAAGATATACTAACAATTTCTTCTAATAAAGAAAGTTCTAAAAAAGATGAGGTATATAGAGGCATATCTTATAGGAAATTTACTCGTAATTTTTCTATGGCAGATGATATAGAAATTAAATCTGCTGAATTAAAAGACGGATTATTAACTATTAAATTAGAGAGAATTATTCCTGAAGATAAAAAACCAAGGAAAATAAAAATTGGATAAATATAGGCAGACAGCTGAGAAGAGGCTGGGTAATACTAAATCATACGGACATCACAAAGTTCACCCTGATGAGTTGGCAAGACAGGCACATGTAAAAGGTCATTTTGCTTCTCAAGAAAGGGAGAACTTCTTTGATGAGGTATACGGTGAAGTTCTTGTAGACTACTTTTTAGAGTGGCTTAAGACTGAATCACATGAAACTAAAACTCGTGAGTTCCTCTACTCTTCGGCTATGGCATTAGGTAGTGTCAAAGCGAAAATGATAGGCTTCGAGATGTACGGTAAAAACGTACCACATATACAGGAGGACAAAGATGTATGAAATAAATTATGAACAATTACTGACTAACTACAATCAAATGATAAATACACTTGAGTATGACTCAATGCGTAGTGGCGGTAAAGCTAAACTCAATGCAGATACTTTAAATAGTCTATATACTATGAAAGCTATGTATGAGAAAAAGATTAAACCTGCCGAAAAGGAGGTAAAGAAGAATGGAAAATAATACCGAAGCAACAGTAGACTCTACCCAACCAGATGACTCTATAGCAACGGATAGTCGAACAGAAGAACAACTGCTGGCTGACATTGTAGCGAACTCCGAGTTCACTGAATCTCTACCCAATGAGCAAGACGTTCCTGAGTTAGACACGGAAGAAACTGCGGAAGACCCAAATGCAGAAGAATCCGAAAACGAAGAAGTTGAAGAAGAAGTCGAGACCGAAGAAGAAGAAGCAACAGATGAGGATGATACGTCTACCCAAGAATCTGAAGTGTACGCTACCGAAGACTTAGACTTAGATGCTAAAGTAGCTATCAAAATAGATGGTAAAGAAACTGAAGTATCGTTTAGTGATCTTATAAAAGGTTACTCGACTGAACAACATCTTTCTAATGAGGGTCGAAAACTTGGCGATGCAAGAAAACAACTTGATGAAGAGTACGAAAAGAAGTTTAAAGAAATAAACGATCTTGGACAGGCTTCTTCAGCGGTGTTGTATCGAGAAGAACAAGCCTTGG